ATATGAAATATGGGAGAATACAGAATATGGTATTCTCCATAGTATAAAAAGAATAGCCTAATATGGTTGGTGAGCCGTCCGGCGCCGCAGGCGCTGGGCGGTTTTTTATTTGGCTCCGACGCTTTAGCGCACTAAAGCGGAGAGTCCGGAGCGCCAGACGCTTTAGCGCACCAGGGCTTTTTTTGCATATGTGGGGATACAGGCCGCTTTATGCATTGACGGATTGCACAATTCCAGACCCCGCTGCTATTTATGCAATTTGCACAAATACGCTATTGTGAATTATGCATAAAATCCCAGGGTGTCTATTGTGCATAAAGTAGAAAAAAATCTTGAATATTACGAAAAAATATGTATATACAATATTATTATCTAACAATTCTATTATTATTTGATTATTGTGTAAAAATACCACTAAAATTTTTACTAATTGTTCAAGTTTCATACACAATAGACGCTTGACAGGCTATGTTATAATTGTTTCAAAGAAACAAATATAACATACCACATAGCGAACCGCCACCGCACGTGCCCCGCACGTCCGGCCAGCCACCTTGACAAGTGAATAGCGACCCAATACCGAACCGGGCGACTTCCCACCGCAAGTGCGAGTGGGCCGACATTTTGCATAGACGGCGGGACGGGTGCGAGGACGGCGAACCTTTGTAGACTCCGGCGGTTCTGAAAGGAGAATGAAATGACGAAGAAAATGACCAATGCACAGCTTATGGAAATGCTTCAGGCACAGAATGAGAAACTTGCAAAACTTGAGGCAATGTTAACCGCAGAAAAATCCGCGAGGGAAGTTGTCGAGTCAAAGATTGAGGCGGCGGAATCTGCCGCCGCTGAGGCAGAGCGTAAAAGAAAAGATGCCGAAGCAACGGCGAAGGAGTTTAAGGAAAGGCTTGAGGCCAAAGAGGCGGAGACACCGGCCGCTCAATTCGATGCTTCGATAAAGTGCAATTTTGATTTTACTGTTTATGCCGTTCCGGAACTGGGCAGATGGAAAACGGTTCGGGGCGATGTAAAGGTGGCAGACCTTGTTTCTGTTGGTATTGCTGATTTGTATACGGTAGACCTTAAATTTGATACACCTATTCGGTATAGAAGATGCTTAGGTCAGTTTGGGCCTCAGCTTCGATTTGCCGAGTATGTCCAGCAGAGACCGCGCTGGATTCGAAGGGAAAAGACGGCGGAAGAACTGATGGTTGAAATAAAGCATAGACTTGCTAATCAGCAGTTTAAAAATACACTGCCGAAGTATGAATTCCCCGGCGATGCCCAGAGAATTAAAAGAGCATTGCCTCCTGTTCCTCAGACCGCTAAACAGCCCAGCAAGCCTAATAATGCCAAGAGCGGTGGAAACAAGCGGAGCCCCAAAGGAGCACTTGCCGCCTATATGACCGCCTTTGATACCGCTGATTGGTGCGAGTTCACATCCATTGTATACTCGGAGAAGTTGAGCAACTGGAGAAAGGTCCAGAAGGATGGCAAAACATTTGCCGCAGTCCAGATTAAGAGCGTTGGATATACAATCGAGTGCGGCGAAAAGGCACTTGTTGCCGCCGGAATCGACCCCGCAACGGTCAGAAAGAGCGGAGGCCGCTACTATCATACGGTTGACACTCCGGCGCAGGTGTTGGCATTCTGCCGCGCCCAGTGATAACCCAGTGACGGCACAGGTCAGCAAGCGGACGGGCTACACCCCAAGGGGGAGGGGTGTAGCCCCCTTTTTTTGCCCAAACCTCTAAGCTAATCCCCCTCTGTCTACTTCTTAATCATATAGTAGTTCGCCGTGATTTTTTAAAATTTGGTATTCTATAGTAGTTCGGCGATGATTTATACTTTTAGGGGTAAAAATGTTTATTTCTCAAATTAATTCATATTTATTTATTCCAATCCCACAATTTTCCAGATTTTTAGCTGTATAGTAGTTCCAAATTTGAAATTTTCGTAAAATTATACACAACTTAAATTGGCTTTTGTGCAATTTGCACAAACACCCCTGTGTTTTTCATAGGGTAAAAAAGTTACTTCTTCGGCATTTTGCACAAAAATTGGCAAGTTGACTTGTGGTGAGAGTGTGTTATATAATATTAACAGCGAAAACAATACTATAATAAGGAGAATTGCTTATGGAACATGAAACTATGCCGCTTGCTACTGAATTATTGAAAGAGATACAGATTAGTGCTAAGAGATGGTTTATTATTGCTATAGTAGAATTATTAATCATCTTATCTATGGCCGGCGGGTTTGTCTGGTATCTATCTCTTCCTATTGATGAAGTAGTAGTTGAAAACGATGATGGTAATGCTACTTATGTAGGAAATGATTTAACAGGAGCAATTTACAATGGCAAAGATAACAGTGAGGAAGCAGCGAGTACAGCGCCGTAAAGTTGTAAAGAAAAGAAGGAGATAATATGGCTGGTGGCGGTCAGCAACAAAGACTTATACGCAAGATACAAAAAGCCTGTAATGTATTGTATGGGGAACAACTATTATATAATATCAATCAATTTTATTCGCCCCAACAAAAACGGGAAATAAACAGATATGTTTTACTAAAACAAATTGATAATCCAGATACAGGAAAATCAAGTAGAGAAGAATTATATTCTACTTATTCATTAATTAATATGGTTAGTTTTATTCGTGATTATTGGTATCTTCTTAACGGCATAGAATTGCCGACTGATAACGAAAGGTGGAATGAATTACGAAAAGAAACAATATTAGTTAATGGTAGTATTACGAAAAAAGAGAGAATAAATGAGCGAAAAGAAAACACATAGGGGCGGCAGAAAAACTATTACAGAAGATACACCGCTTACACCACAAGATTATCAATTTGTACTTGCGTATATCAATGCAGAAGTAGGGTCGAGTGAACGATTAATTGGCGAAGCATCGTCTATAAAGATTAGAAAAGATAATACAAGTTATACTAATTTTACTCGCCGCATGTTAAAAAAGCCTAACATAGTAAAGGAGATAAACAGGCTTATGGCAGAGAAGGCACGAAAAACTATTGCAGAAGCTAATGACGTAATGGAATTCTTTACACGGGTAATGAATAATGAAGAAAAAGACCAATTCGGACTTGATGCGGCATTAGCTGATAGAATTAAAGCTGGACAAGAATTAGCTAAACGAACCGTTGATGTTGAACTACGCAAACAGGGACTTGCTGATAATCAGGTTAATATTAATATTAATTGGGGAGACCCTTTTTCTTTACCCGACATGATACAACCGCAAGAACCTGTTGGCATAACACTGTTTTCAGATGATGAGGAAGATGAAGATGAATAATGATTTTATGCTGGATTTTATTAATGACTTTGCTAAAAGTGCTTTAAAAAGGGCGGTATGGACGTTTGCTGAAACTGCACTTGGTATGATTACTATTGGGTCAGCATTTACAGAAGTTAATTGGGCTCATATTATTTCTGTTGCTGGCGTTGCGGCAGTTGCATCTCTTTTAAAGAGTATTGTTATTGGTATGCCCGAGATGAAAGAGGAATAAGATGAAGAAACTTGTATACAGAGTACAAATTGGAGCATATGAAGTAAAAGCTAATGCAGAGAAAATGGCAGAGAAACTTAAAGCGGCTGGCTTTGATGCTATTATAGTATCTGCTATTGTTACTTTGCCTGATAAAGAAGTTAGCGGGTACAAACTTGTAGAACAAAAACTTGGTAAATATCTTGATAGTAAAACAGCGAGGCAGGACATAGTAGCAGATTTTAATGAGTATGCTAAAAAGGCTGGTAATATAAGATTAAGAACCACTAAAGATTCCCTTTGTTCTGAAACTGTTATAGCATCTTTTTATAAAGCCAACCTTATAAAATTAATTGGTAATTGTACCGGTTGCAGTAATCTTATATCAAATGCTAAAAAGTTAGGCACTTGGCATAAAGGCAGTTCTGGCATACAGCCTGGCGATATTGTGTTATATGGAAAGGACTACGCTAATCACACTGAATTTGCTATAGACTCAAAGTACAATATCAGTGGTCAGTATAAAGACGGTGGTGTTCACAAACGAGTTAGGGCTGGTAGAACAATATACGGATACATCAGACCTAAGTATTGAGGAGATAGTATGAGCAATAGTTCTTTAGTTACGTATACAAAACTTTCACCTAATTGTTATATACCTCGTAAGTACCCCATTTCACGAATCACTATTCATCACATGGCGTGGGTACTATGTACTTCAAAGAAATGTGCAGATAGTTTTGCCAGTTCTTCAAGACAAGCGAGTGCTACTTATTGTGTAGGCTACGATGGCGATATTTCACAATCTGTAAAAGAAGAAAATGCGCCGTGGACTTCCAGCAATTATGACAACGATAACAGGGCTGTTACTATTGAAGTAGCAAATAGTACAGGCACACCAAAATGGGAAGTCTCTGATAAATCTTATAAGGCTCTTATAAAATTAGTTACTGATATATGTGAGAGAAACGGAAAGGACAGAATTATATGGATTGCAAATAAAGATAAGGCATTAGCGTATAAACTTAAAGATGATGAAATGTTAATGACTGTTCATCAGTGGTTCTCTCCTACACTTTGCCCCGGCCCTTACCTCTACAGTAAAATGGATGATATAGCTAATGCGGTAAATAAGAATCTGCAAAAAGCTGGCGTTATCATAGAATCTATAGTGGATAAAAGCGACCCTGTTGACAGACAGATATGGACATTTTTACAACAAAAAGGCTTTAATAATTATGCCATAGCTGGCATTATGGGAAACCTTAAAGCAGAATCTAATTTACGTCCTAATAATCTCCAGAATAGTTTTGAAAAGAAACTGAACTATACAGACATTAGCTATACACAAGCTGTTGATAGTGGCGTATATAAGAATTTTGCTAAAGATGGCGCTGGCTACGGTCTTGCTCAGTGGACATACCACACTCGTAAAGCGGCGCTGTTAGCTTTCGCAAACAAGAAGAAGAAATCAATAGCTGATTTGGGAGTGCAATTAGAGTTTCTTTGGGAAGAGATGCAGAAATACACAGGCATGATGAATGTTTTACGTGAAGCCCATACCATTAGAACTGCTTCAAACGCATTTCTCTTCAATTTTGAGAAGCCTGCTGACCAGAGTGTTGATGTACAGAATAACCGTGTAAAATTGGCAGAAGAATTTTATATGAAGTTTGCTAATGAGAAACCTACGACTAATTATGAAATACAAGTCGGTGCGTATCGTGATAAATCAAATGCTCAAAAGCGTTTAGATTATCTAAAACGATTGGGGCATAAAGTTTATATTTATGAAGATGATAGCGGTTTGTATAAAGTAAGAACAATGCCCGTTACTTCTAAAAGTGAAGCTAAAGAACTGTTAGCAGAATTAAAGAATAGTGGATTTGATGGTGCATTTATAATTTGATATGGCTAATATAAATATTAATCTTGACAACTGCATAATACCTATGTACAAGCCTGTATTGCAAGATATATTTGCACATAAGCACACACACTATGTTTTTCCTGGCGGTCGTGGAAGTACCAAATCATCTTTTGCGGGTGGCATTTCTGTGCCACTTTTAGTTATTCGTAACCCTAATATTCATGCCATTTGTTTTAGAAAGGTTGCTAACACTATTCAGAATAGTATATTCGCCCAAGTAATTTGGGGAATATATCAATTAGGACTGGAACGTCTTTTTAAGATACCTCAAACTTACGCCACGCCTATAGTATACATACCAACAGGCCAAAGAATATATTTTATGGGTCTGGATGACCCTATGAAAGTAAAATCTATAAAGCCTCCATTTGGCTATATAGGCGTGACGTGGTTTGAAGAATTAGACCAGTATGCTGGTGAACAAGAGTTGCGTACTGTTACGCAATCTACAATGCGTGGCGGCGAAGATTTCTGGGATTTCAGAACATTCAACCCTCCTATCAGCAAAAATAACTGGGCTAATGAATATGTTGACGATTGCGAGGCATTTGCACAAGACAGCACATTAGTTATTCGTAATTCATATTTAGATGTACCAGAGAATTGGCTTGGAAAACAGTTTATTCAAGAAGCAGAAGAATTAAAAGTAAAAAATCCAAGGGCTTATGAACATGAGTATCTTGGTCACGCTATAGGAACTGGCGGCGATGTATTCAACAATGTTGAAGATTTAGATATGAACGCACCGGTTCAGAAAAAAGATGTGCGTGGTAATGTAATAGAAACTGTACCTATGTGGCAGACGTTTGATAAAATTTATCATGGTATTGACTGGGGATTTTCTATTGACCCGTTTCAGTATGTCAAGATGCACTATGATACACGCCGACTCGATTTATATATCTTCGATGAGTATAGAACAATGCGAACCAGAAATAGGCAGGTATTTGATATACTCTATAAAGAAAAGAAATTACTGACTTTTGAGGATTTAGTAACTGCGGATAGTGCAGAAGAAAAATCTATTGCAGACTTTAAAGCCTATGGCGCATTTATACGTGGTGCTGATAAAGGACCAGATAGTGTGCGATATGGAATAAAGTGGCTACAAGGTTTAAATCATATTTATATAGATAAACGAAGATGCCCATTTACTTATCGGGAATTTACACAATATGAATATGAGCAAGATAGAGAAGGAAATTTTATAAGTGCATACCCGGATGAAAATAACCACAGTATTGACGCAGTAAGATATGGTATGCAAAAATGGGCTAATAGGAGAGGACATTAAATGGAATATACTGGCGGCAAACTACAATCTCGTATACAAGAACAAAATATTGAAAATATTGTATACGCTAACTATAAATCTGATAGTGCCGGTATTTTTGAAATGCCGAAAATGAGTCCGACACATTTAACTCGTGAAGATTTAGAGAATACGCCGTTACAGAGTTTTGATTATGTATTAAGAGAAAAATATCCAGAAAAATTAGGCGTTCATTT